ACCCGCCGGGTAGCGTTGGCGTAGGCTCTCAATCAGGCCTTTGCTTGGTAGCTTCATGCGTTCTTCACCTCCCGCACATCGCAGATTTCTGTGAACTTGTAGCCCTGCATAAGGCTTCTTTCTGCGCGTCCTCATCGAACACGTTCTGCTCTTTGAGCGCGTCCACATACGTCTGGTTGGTGGACTCTACCGCGTTTGCCGCAGCCGCCGCCACCTCGTCAAGACAGCGTTTGCCGTAGGCCGTCTTGATGTAGGTCTTGCCGATTGCTGCAAGCTGGTAGATGCCGTAGGTGATGGCTGCGGTAATGAGCGGGGTGCAGACGTTGATAACGGTTTTCATAAGCTCCTCCATAGTTTTATATCTCCTTACAGATACTTGTAAGCCCCTGATATGTACCGCCAGCTCTGCGGGCCACAGATACCGTCGGCGGTGATGCCATAGCGCTTTTGCGCAGTTATCAGAGCAGCCTCGGTGCTGTCACCAAACACGCCGTCCGCTTTTACCTTGAGCAGCTTTTGCAGCATAATGGTCGCGGCTTTGTTGGTCGCGCCCGTACTGCCGTGCTCTATGGTCGGCAGGATAAAAGCATTGTACGAGGTGTAGGCATACGAGCCAGAGGCGGTGCACAACCATGTGACCTTGCCCGTGCGTGTGTCCGTATGGACAAAAGCGCCACGGCTGTGCCAGTAGATACCGATGCCGCCAAAGCCCACGGCTTGCGCGATAATACCGAGCGCAACGGGGTTTATCGACCGGTCAGTCGTGCGCCAATCGGCGGCCATGCCGTAACGGTGCTTGCTGCCAGGGCTGCCGCCTACTGCGCCATTGTGCTTTAAGCAACGGTAGCCGCTCGTGATTTTGATGCTCTTTTTTATCTTATCACGGACGGTTTGCAGCTTTTCGGCAAGCTCTGGATCGACCATTTGGGCGCTGCACCCGCACGAACATTGGAATTCATACCGTGCAAAATTGGTTGTTAGCTTGGTTTTATCCCCGCGCTGAAATGTGATAACAGACACGGTAAACACCTCCCTTTATTTGAAACCATCTTTTCCTTTGGCCAGCTCGCGCTCATACAGCTTCTCGATGTATTCGCATGTGATAATTGTGATACTGTTTTGGAAATCGGGGTGCTTCTCGCAATACTGCTTGTACACCGTAATGTCGGTAAGGATTTGATCGAAGTAATCCTTGCTGTGGTGCGTCCCCTGGCGGCATTCATCACCAAAGCGCAAGATACGCACACGGCAGGTTACGGCCTTTTCCTCTGCGATACTTTGCTGGACACCGGAAAGGCCTTTTTCCAGCTTATCCACCTTTTCCAGCACGTCAGCATTGAGCGCACGGCCAAGGCTTTTGGCCAGCCACGACCACGGATTGATTTTGATGGGCGCGATTTGTACAAAGGTGAGCAGCACTGCCAGCGCGCCGCCTCCCACTGTCAGTATTTCTTGTGTGCTCATTTTGTCCTCCTGCGTAAACAAAAGCAGCCCTGCGGTAAAAACCACAAGACTGCCTTTTTGGTTTTATGGGTCACGCTTGCGAGCGGCGGATCAGGACGTAATCCTCAAGCACTTGCTTTCGCAAAGCGTCATTGTTGCAGTGCTTCATCAGGCCGAGATAACTCCTGATAACGCTGACTGCGTATTCGAGCGGGACTTGTCCGGCGGCGTACGCCTCTTTGACAAAGCGCAGGTGGCGTTTCATGCCGAGCGAGGTTTTGCGGCGCAGCTCTATCTTTTCGGGTGAGATTTTGCGGCCAACGAACTCAACCGACCTGCCAACGGGGATTACGGCGGTTTTATGGTTGAGCTGCAGGCCGAGATTGGTTTGCAGGTAGTGGTCTGTATACTCCACCGTTTCCCACGCCGCGTTTTTGCCCTCAACCAAACACAGCATATCGTCCATAAAGCGGGCATATTTTGGTACGCCCAAGTCGCGTTTTATGTGATGGTCGAGTGGCGTCAGGCAGACGTTGGCGGTAAGCTGGCTTATCAGACTTCCGACCTGCATACCGATTCCGGCAATGCGTTCGGCGGTGGTAACGTCTGTGCAGTAAATGGGCAAGCCCAGCGGCCTTCCGTCACAACGTATCGCCGTTTCCAAAAACCACATCATGTCAGGGTCGTCCAGAGGCCGCCCAAGCTCCCGCAGCTGCACGTCGATAGGCAGGCGAAAGAAAAATTTGGCAATGTCCATCTTGACAATATACCAATCTCCATGCCACCGCCCGGCGGCGCGCATCCACTTTTGTACATCCTCTGCCGCCAGAACGGGGCCACGCTCCGGCATACTGCCGTAGCTGTACTCGTACATCGACTTTGAATAAATCGGCCACAGCACGTTGTACGCGGCACAGTTGATGACCCTGTCATAAAAGGGCAGGCTGCTGATTATTCGGAGCTTAGGGTAATATTCATAGAATTGGTGCAGCTTCCCCGTCTGGTATTCGTGCCATTGGAGCCTGTTCACCGAATCTATCAAATTATCCTCAAGGAGGTTGGTGTACTCAAGCACGCAATCCTGTGTCCGCTTATGTCGGCGAGCCATCAGGTAACCGTCATACATATTCCCGAATGTAGCAAATCGCTCGAAAACGTGTCTGTGCTTTTCCAATTTGTCCATCTCCTTGAGGTCGCCGCCCCACGAGTGCCGTATGCGTATCGCATCGGAACACTGGCAAGACGGCTGATGTTTATAGGCCGCTGCTTATCAGCGACCACGGAAATCGACCCCTTTATACCCTGTGCTGGAGGCAAACCCGTAAGTCTGCGACATCTGACGTGGGGGTAAAGCGGAGCGGAAACCGAGGTTCGTCCTCGAATTCGAGCGGGGGTTGTTGCCGTTGAAAGACGCGAGCCCGTAAGTGGAGTTGTTCCAGTTGCCGCCGGAGTAGAAGCAACGTCATGGCCGATTCCCCATGTTCTTCGGCTGGCTGTTGACGGTTTTCAGCCAACCGCCGAGCATCTTGCCGATTTCGACCACTTTACAGCTCCATACCTCATATTTTTTGTCGGGCAGAAACCCCAACTTGTGGGAAAGCCGGATATATACTTTCAGCTTTGCTATTTCTACGTCCAGCTCTTGCAAGGTGGTCTTCTTGTAATACTTTTTCTGCGCCTCGATGCACCGTTCAAGCAACATATCCATACTATGCTTCATATCCGTCACGAGCGCAAATTTTTCCGATTTCGGATCCTGCGCAAGGGCGGGATAGGCGTAGTCCATCATATCAACTATTTTTTCGATGAGTTTCAATTCCTCGGCCACGTCTATCCCTCCGTTCGCGCGGTAAAGTATAACAAGATTTCAGCGGAAAAGAAGCATTTCGGCTGATATTTCCGCTTTCGCGGAGATAAAAGCCGAAAAATCAATTTTATAAACGGCTCCGCTTCGCGGAGCCGAGAGAACGTGCCGCGCTATCGCGCGGCAAACAGCACACAGTTAAGCAGCAGGCAGTTTGACATAAGCGGAGCGGAAACCGAGGCCCGCCCCCGAATGCGAGCGGGGGTCGAGGCCGTCGAAAGACGCGAGCCCGCAAGTGGAGCTGACCCAGCCGCCGCCGGAGAAGAAGCAACGCTCGGCTGCGCCGTTATCAAACCAGTTGCCATTGGAATCCTCAAGCTCACCTGTGCCGTATTCCAGCATACCCAAATCCTGCAAAATCAGTTTGGCGTTTGCGCCAATCGTGCTGTCGCAGGTGATATTTGCATCAGTTTCATAATCAGAGGCATCTGCCTGATTGGTGATGCTGGTGGAATATACGAGCTTGTTGCTAATATAGTCCATTTTGACAGAGCCGCTGGTCGTGCCGCTGCCGTTCGGGGTGATAAGTGTACCGTCCGAGGCGTTGATTGCTTTCCACTCGGTCGAGGTCGCGCTCTGGCTGTGTGCACTGTCCGCACCGTTGTTGTTGGCGAGGATTTGCAGCTCACCGTACACGGAGCGAATACCGCCGCTCCACTCCCAGATATCGCCAACGAGGTCAGCAATGCCCGCAGGCGACTGGTCGTGATACCACGTCAGCGGGCCAGTGCCCGTTGCAGTGCGGCAGCGTTTGCCGCTCTCGAAATAAGTAGGGATAGCCTTGTAAACGCTCTCGCTGGAGTGTTTGCCGTAGTTGTTGTTGCCTTTGGGCAACACGCCGTTGGAGACACACCAGCGCAGGATAAGGCCCCACTCCATGCGGGTCATAAGGTGCCAGCCCTCGCCCTTGTCCTCGCAGTACTGGCGCGCCTGGTCGAACGTGACGTTTGCTTTCGGGTCAACGCCGCCCACGGAATAGGCGAGGCCGTTTTGCACGATGTTGAGGTACTTGGAAATATAAATCGCGTCCACCTCGGTGCCGTTGACGATGAACGCGGGGTGAACGGCGGTGCTGTCGCCCATGCCAAGCTCGGCATAAGTCAGCTTGGGGATTTTGACCATGATAGACGGCAGGCCAGCGTTGTCGTAAATCAGTTCATTGCCGGGGGCAAGGCCAGTGACAGCCAGATTAGTCAGGTCATAATTTGCAGCCATAGTTGTTTCCTCCTGTTAGTCGATAGCCCACAGTGTGAGCGTTACTTTGTCCATGTCAAACGGCACAGGTTCGCTGGGGGTGCTGTTCGCGTGCGTCATTCCGCCCTCGACATCTTCCGCTTCGGTGGTTTCCTCAGCTTCGGGTTGGGTGTACTCGCGCTGCGGGATGTCGATTTCGGCCACATAACTGCGCCCGGCGGCGGCACCGATAACCAGCTCACCC